CCAGTTACCTGCGCCACGGCGTGTACGTGCCGCGATGTCGTTAGCTGCTTTGTTGATTAGAACTGCTAGAGCTGCATGCTCGTCACCAACGAATGTAGCTGTACCACTTACACCAGACTGGTCAAATGTTGAACCAGCTGTACCTGCAAGTGTGCTTAGGCTACCGATGATCTCTTGATCGATTTCAGCAGTAATCTCTTGAGCAAGTGCTGCCATGATTTCTGCTTCAACGTCAATACCGTGCATTGACTGTGCATCCTGAGCAGCTTCAAAAGTCCAACGAGCTGATAGCTTGCGTGACTTAGCTTCTACAGTTTGCTTCAAGATCTGGATGCTTAGTTTATTACCAGCAGCACCTTCTAGTGCAGCAGTTGCGGCTGCTTTACCAGTTGAAGTGTTACCTGAATATGCTTCAGCAATCTTGAATGGGCTTAGTGCCTCTTCACCAGCTACGGCGCCTGATGCACCTGAGCCAGCTGTGTCGCTATAGCGAACACGTAGTGTGTGGATTTGACCCACTGGACCAGTCATAGGCTGAACACCAACTAACTCGTTAGCAATAACGGTTGGCATTACACGTCTAATGACAGGTAAAATAACTCTGTTAAGAGTTGCGACATTACCGGCTGATGTTGCACCTGCAGTTGCACTCTCTGAAAGATACTTGCGAGTATTTTCCAAAGTAGTTGCCATTACAGATTTCTTAGTGCCACTTAGGCCTTCGAGTAGTGCGCTTTTTGTATCAGACCAGCGGCTTTCTAGTAGTTCCGACATAGTTTTCTCCTTATTTTAAACCAGCTAAACGTCTAATGTCAACGACATTATCATCTTGCATTGAACTAACGTTAATTTGTGTATCTCTGTTGCCTGTGATTTCTTTTGCCTCTGATAAGACTGCCTTCTTTGCCGGAGTATGTCCATCAATAACTGATGGTAGGTACTTGTCAAAAGACTTTTGAAGTCTATCGGTTTGTACTGATTCCAGTAAATCTGTCATGATTTCTCTTTGACCTTTATTCAAAGGTGCTAAGAGTTCATTAAGTCTGTTTTTGCGTTCAGCAATAGCTGTTATACGCTTAATTTCGGCTTCTTTAGATTCTGCTAATACTTTTGCTTTAGTAGCAAATGCTTTAGCTTCAGCTAACTGCTTGTCTTTCATAGCAACAACTTGCATTAATTTTGCAGTTTCTGAATTTTCGTTCAGATGGCTTGTTGCATATTCTGAAGCAAATGCTTCGAACAATTTACGACCGAAATCGTTTCTACGTGCTTCTTCAATATCTTCTTTAAGCTGAGTCATTTCTCCCTTAAGAGTTGATTCAACAATAGCAGATACTTTAGCTGCACTCTTTGCGATAAAAGTTTGTTTAACTTCTGCAAATTTTGTTTTAGCTTCTTTAATAAGTTTTACCTTAGTTTCAGCTAAGTCTTTTTTGTCTTCGTGGAATTCTGCAATTTCTTTTGCAAGTGCATCGACGATGAAATTCTCAAGCATGCTAAACTTGCTAGCAATTGCCTTTTGATCTTCATGCAATTCAGAAACTTCTTTTGCTAGTGACTCAGTAACAAAGCGCTTCATTAGGTCTGCGTTTTCACGCATAGCTACTGCATACTTTGCTTTTGCTTCTGCTAGTTGTTTGCGATCTTCTGCAAACTCAGCAATTTCTTCTGCAAGACGCTCAGAAAGCATAGAGTCGATAGCTTCAACCATAGTTGACTTATCATGCTCATACTTCTTTGCAAATTCTTCACGTAACTCAGCAGTTACCTGCATTTTGTTTTCTTGAATCTTTGCATTCCATGCGCCTTCGATGTCTGCACGTACTTCTTCTGATACTACATCATTTTCGAAAAGTGTTTTAAGTGCTTCCAACATATTTTGTCTCCTTTTATTGGAGTCGACTGATTATATTAATCAGCGATTCTTTTAAGTACTTCTGTGCCTTAGTGTCGTGTTTTGTTGCCTGTGCTAATTCATATGCCTTATACCCTCCACGAGCATTCATAAGATGCTCATAGATTGGTGTAGGATATGCTCCAGGGGCGCTAGGCTGGGCCACGACGTCCACTGTGATAATTTCGAAGTCGCTAACGTTGCCGCTACCGTCTTCACTAACATTTCCAGATCCACGTGATGAAACACCTAGTTTCACACCGCTTTCAAGCATAGTGCGAACTAGGTTTCCCATTGGAGTTGGTAATATCTTTAGTTTTCCGTAACCGTTTGGGCCATCCATCCAGCATTCGCTGATCATATGACTTACACGATCCAAGTTAATGTTAAGACCTTCTGGATGATCAACTTCACCGAGTACACTGTATCCACCCTCGATTTGTTCGCTGAGAGTTTTGACAGCCCTGCCAATTTCATTCACAGGATACACACGCTGGTTAGCGTTGCGTACTCCGCCCTGTATACAAATGCCCTTCATATACAGGTCTTTTCCTTCGTTAGCAGACTCAACGACAATTTTCGCTTGGTCGAAACTTAGGTGTTCTCGTAAGTTTTTCATTCAAACTTCCTTACTTATTTGCCGACGATAGATTTTTTATTGTCAGCAGTCTCTGGCTTGCCCTTTTTCTCAGCGCCGTGGCCAGGTTGTGATGCTGTTTTAGTAGCACCTTTAGCGCCAGGAACATTTACGTTTCCAGCGTTATCTTCTTTAGCAGTAGGAGCAGCTAGTCCACCTTTAGTGCCTTCGCCTTTGCTTACGCCTGCTTTTGCGATGTTAGCAGTTGTACCGCCCATGTCGTTTTTACCAGCAACAGTTGACTTAGTGTTAGCACCGTTGTCGCCCATTTTAGCAGTTACTTTTTCAACATACTCGCGCATTTGCTCGCCTGCTGTTTTAGGAGTCTTTGACTCTTCAACTTCTTCATCAGCTGCTTCAAAGTTAAATGATTCTTCTTCTGGCTCTTCTTCGCCTTCGTCTTCTTCACCTTCTTCGTCGCCCATGTCCATGTCCATGTCGCCGTGCTCTTCTTCACCAGCTTCACCAGCCATCATAGCTTCAAATTCTGCTTTTAATTCTTCAAGTGCGTCTTCTAGGTCTTCAACACGATCTTCCATGTCGCCTTCTTCGCCTTCTTCGTCGCCCATGTCCATATCTGAACCCATGTCGTCAGCAGCAGGCGGCTGCATGTCGCCCATCATTGCGTCCATTGGATCTGCTTCAACTTCAAATTCGTCTAGGTTAAAATCTTCGTCGAGCTCTGCGTCATCTTCTGACTCGTCAACTTCTTCGTCTTCTGCTTCATCAACTTCTTCATCAGTTGACTCTTCAACTTCGTCATCTTCTAGATCTGATTCTAGTAGTGATTCGTAAATATCACGAGACTTTTCAACTACAATCTCGTGGAATAATTCTTCTGCGCCTGCTTTGTCTTCATTGACAAGTTTTTCAAGCATCTGTTCAAACTTATTTAAATCTGCCATTTTTTTCTCCTATAAATGTGTACCTATGGTAAGGCTGTCACTTGTATTTACTATATATAAGAAATATGGTATGATAATAGGCTCAAAACGAGCCATTTAGGGCAGAGAGTACATTTTTTTGAATGTATCTACAGTAATATGTGTTAAGTTAGCTATTTTATTTAGTTCATCAGGAATAAA